GGCTAGGTTACACGCACGACAGATAGCCGCACAGTTTAATGGATCGAACATGTCACCGCCTTTAGAGCGTGGCCATATGTGGTCCACCTCTTTAGCCTCACCACCACACGCGTAACATATCCTGCCGTCACGATCAAGCACCCTCAATCGTAGCTTCTTCCACTGACTGCTACCCATGGCACGTTGGTGTTTAGCCTTCTTATTAACCACTAATGCCAGCCTTTAAGTTTATAATGATTTAAAGCGTTACACATAGAGCCATATCTACTGAGGTTATATTTGATGCCCCAATCAACCTGTTTATAACCGTCTACACGTGCTAAGTACTTGGACCTGCCTTGAGGTATCCCGTAGTGCGAACCATTGCGAGCGCTGGGGTTCCACCTAGACTCTCTGTAATATAGGTAATCTAAGCAATCAAACTCTTCTAGGTTGTTTAGCTGTATAAAGGCCCATTGACGATAATGATTTGTAGTTTCAGTGACTTGGGAAGCAGCTTTATCAAGGCTTAATATTTGTGCTACAAATAGAGCGGTGGCTACTAGCACACACCTCGCGAGCCTGCCGCGTTGCGGCCCGCGTTTTTGCCTTGAGGGCAAATGCGAACTAGAGGGTAGCATGCGCATGCAAGTCACTCAGCATAACCGCAGGTCAGACGGCAAGTCACGATGCGTAAATCATCTGTATCTAACCATGTCTCATCAAAGCCAGACTCACTCATTATCTAATCCTATGCAACTTAAATCTATTAATAGCATCCACAGCTATTTCGCCTATACCATAAAGAGCCGTGTTAAATGTGATCGTTCTGGTAGTGCCATCAGCACGATCAAACTTGTGTCTATGGGATATAGGCATTACAACATCTGCGTGATTCCAAATATTAAACCACCATTTACCAGTTGTGAAAGGCAACAAGGCAATACCGTTGCCGTGGGATAGAAACCTATCAACCCAGGGCGTTGGCTTTGAATAAGGAGGGTTCATCCATACTAAACCAAACCACTGACGCGACAGGCCATCATCTTCTATGTTATAGCGCGTCTTAGCTGGTACCGAGCCGCCCACAATAGGTGAGCAAGGGTCCAGGTCAAACTCTAAGTTTAGGCCATCAAATATCCATTTTGCGGTATAGTAATCATCGCCGCCAGATACGCGTTTGCCGACTAATACCATAAATATCACCTGCTCTCTACTAGTGCGCAAGTGTGGCAGCCCACGGTGTTAAACTTCCAACTACCACACTTATCGCATCGGATTATGTCCGAGTCAGGTATAGTAAGCGCCTCAGCTATATTTTTAATGCCGACACACCCACATTCCATGCACTGATAGGCTTTGAAGCCCTCTGGGGTATCTATCTCTTCTAGCCATAGAAACTCCGTCTTTCTCTTACAGCCGTTACACTTAAACTGTGCGTGCATGTGCTAGTGTTCCCTTCCTTATTGCCTGCAGTGGCATTGGGTACATACTAAGAAATTACCAGAATGTATAAGTCTGTCGTCATTACAAGCTACACATCTCTCGGTACTAGGGCTCAGGCTTTCCTTATCATTTTCCATGCGTAAGGTGAAGCCTGAACCGTTCCTGACCTCTATAAATCCCATCTATTCACCCCCTTTACCTGGCTCTGAATCGTCGGGCCAAAACCACGTGCCGTTAGCTGTTAGTTTTGCCCACTTGGCGTCGCATTGCTCGGCTTTGGGTGCGCTGCACACATAGCCTGCATAAGGTTTGTTGGTGCCTTTGGCAACTCCTTCTTTCTTTACCATACTGCCATGCCTACAAGTAAACCCAGCATCAGGTACTTGACCAATTTGAGTAACGCTTTCACCAACAGACCAAGCAACAGGCACAGGCTCGTTAGGAATATCTTTGAGTTGTGAGTCCACAAGATGTAGCGCATACTCCATCGCAGCCGACTTAGATCCTGGGGCGCCATACTTAGGTTTAAATTCTTCACGGGCGACCTTGGTCATCTCTTCTCGACTGGCACGTTTGCCCTTAGCCGCATAACCTGCGTTTGCAAGCGCACGGCCGATCGCTGAAGTCTCGCAGTTCTCCAATGCAGACGTTGAATTAACGCCGCGATCAGAAACGCTCTCACTAGCAAGCCCAGTCGCACACGGCTTGGGATCTGCTTCCGTTTTAAATAGTTCAGCACTAACAATGTATCTAGCGTCTGAGGCCTGTTCAAGTTTCGTTGCCACTCTTCCATCTGGGTAATCCTTCCACCATTTTTCCAGTCGGCTCTCGACTGTTTCATAATCTTGTAAGTTAAATGCCATCGCTATTTCCAATCGTCGGAGTCGTCTTGCATGGCGTCTGTAATGCTTTTAGCAATTGCAAGGTAGGCAATGGCGTCTTCGTAATTGTCAAGGTGCGCAGCATCTTCAGCTTGCCTGCTGATCTTGACCAGTGCCATACAAACTGCAACCTCGTTTGGCTGGATTGGATAACCCAAATATGCACTCCAGAGTTCGGCAATCCTCTTGTGGTTTGTAATAGGATGCCCATAGTTGAGACCTCGCGCATGAATAGTTTTGACGACATTATCTAGTAGTTGTTCAGTTGTTGTCGGCATTGGTTATGCTATCTGTAATCCTACGGTGCATTTCAAAGCCGTCTTTACGGCCTTTCCAGTACCCAGCCTGGAATGCGTTATCCTTTATGGTTGAATAAACGCCCCAAAGAATAAAATAACCTAATACGGAGTAAAGAACTATCCAAGGTGCCGTTGTCTCAATCATGCGTTCACCAGTGTCTTGCGTAGGTGGCACGGACTAGCGTAGTTAGTTAGCATTACCCAGTCGCCAGTACCTTCATCGCTGTGTATTGCGTAGTTCTTACCTAAGCCAGCTATAAAGCCCTCTGCCATTTTTAAGGCAGCGTAGTTATCAAACCAGTATGCGTATTGCCAGGTAAATAATGGGTTGGGTTCAAAACGATCTGCTTGTTTTTGCCAGTCGTTGTTTTGCCATTCCATTGAATTGATCCATAGCTGTTCAAAATCAGCAGCCTTTAGGTCTATTTGTATTTTCATCTGTAGCCCGTCTATGCCAGTACTTTGTTTCTTGGCATAGCCCAAGTATTGCATCTGTGTAAGACATTGTGGATAGTTTTAGGGCGTATTTGTATAACGATTTGGTAACGTTTTACCCGTAATACCTGCCCAGTGCGGTAAATGAGCCATCCTTCGGATCGATAGGCACTAACGTAGGTGTTAGCGTCTTACCTGCGGCTTCTAGTATAACATAGCCGTTTTGCCAATTCGCGCTGTTATAGCGAATATAGCCTGCTTTCTTGCGGTCCATTAGGTTCCCAGCCTCTACCCCATACAAGGCCCTGTGGTGGCCGTTTACGCCCTCTGTGTAGGCAGACATGCCCAGCCTGTGCGAATGTCCTGCCAGAACTGATTTACCAAACTTTTTAGCCAGGTTTAGAGCTGTTATACCTGCGTGCTGGCTCATACTTCCTTCATCGCCATGGCAGAGTACCCAGTCAGAATGGAATTCATAAGCCTTGCGATGGTAGGTCATGCCCATGTCGGCAAAGCCCATAAAGGCTGGGTATTGCAGTTCTGGAAGGTTTATTAACCCTGGGACTTTTAGAAGAGTGTTGTATAGGCGATCAGTATGATTGCTGCGGATAATATGCATCTCTGGGCTGTACTCACCGATATCCCAAAGGATCTGCTTACATAGCTCACGATCAGCGTGTAAGTCCTCGCTATAAGCGAGAGGTGTTGATTCACTCCATTTACTAATACTCTGGAAATCAATCTCATCGCCGACTACCAATACCGAGTCGAATTTCTCTCGCCTGGCCAGTTTGATTATATTCTTTACCGCAGAGTTTAGCTGGTACGGTACCTGTAAATCTGAGATTACAAGCCAACGCTTAATCTTCACCCTCTTCAGTAGGATCGATACTAGGTATGATGCCGCCATCGCCTATTACCCAGTCGGGCATGGTTGCCCTATCTGATACAAAGTACAGCGCACAACTCTCGCTAAATCCTGCCTTGCGTGCTGCCTTGTAAATCTCGTTCATAGCAATATAATGTTGATCTATTTTAGACAACGGCTCAGGGGACTTACGTACTATGCGTTTATTAACTTTCTTACGCCTACGTCTGGTGTCAGCCACGTCACAATTGTCGCTTACTCATTAGAGAATATAGGTCATCAACACGCTGTTCTAGTCGAGTTAATTGATCCTTCATACTCTGGCCACCGTTGGGCCTCAATTCATTAAGCCAGCCTTTAATAAGAAAGCGCAGACCCACTAATAAACTTGTTAGCACGGCGCATACGCCAGCCCCAAAGCCAGCCCACTCTGCTGGACTCATTTCGCATCGATGCCATAATCAACTTCTTTACCAGAAGAAGGATCTACAGCTTTAATTAGAGGTGCTACAACGGCACCCAATAATGTGGCATAAGCAGGGTGTATATCAGCGGCAATAGCCAGAACCACGGTTATACCGCTAGCTGCTACAGCCCTTAAATAAGACTTAATTGCAGCCTTGTGTTTCTTTGTTAGTTTCATAACTTGCCTCCCAGTAGTGGTATATCAAACGGCCTAGAGTCTTTATCGCCTAACTTTGTAAAACTAATATGGATGTGCTTTGTATGTTTGTTATAACCCTTGTACTTACGCCATTTAAAGTTAAGTATCTTGCTGGCGATCATGCCATTATGTATTACGTAAGAAATGCGTTTATCGGTCTTGCCGCATAATCTGATTTGGTCAGCCAAATATACTGAGATCCCCTCGGATGTATCCAGGCGAGAATCAACATCAATGGCTCGTACACACCCACTTGCGTCTGGATTATGATCCGATTTTCTGGCGGCATGACGAGCATCGCCCAACCATCCGCAATTGGTAGTGCGACGATCTGGGTACCAGGTATCAATCTGATCTCGTAGCTGTACACCGCCTGCACATAACCATGGTTTCATTTGCCACACTTCCTCAAGATTGTGCTATAAACCTAAAGCCCTTAAATCATCAGTAGTTAAACCAAGTGCTGCTAACTTACTTTCGGCAGTTGCTTTGGCTTGCGCTTTGCTTGTTTCGGCTTCGGCTTCGTCACTCTTGACCTGCTCTATTGCAGCATCTATTTCTTTCTGAGTAGGTGCATCACCATCTAATACATCCCATTTAATTGTTGAGTAATCAT